GGCGGCAGCCAGGGCTGCGGATCATCCACTGGTCAGCACCTGCTCATCGCGCCGTGCCACGGCGAGGGCCGCCGCGAGGAAGTCGGTCTCGTGGGCGTAGCCGCGCACGAGTAGCTCCGCGCAGTACTCGGTGAGCATCTCGGTGAGGTCGGTGGGCACGATGCCGAACGAGCTGGCCAGCACTGGCACGTGCGTGAACGCGCCTTCGACGAGCCGGTAGGCGTGGTCCCGGTCGGCCGGGCGTACCCGGGTGTGGATCTGATGCTTGGGCACGTCGGCGTACTTGCCGCGCGAGTGCCGGTCGAGGAGCCGGCCGCCGGCCAGCTCAAGGGCGCGCAGGACGGCCTGCTCTGCCGCCGGCACGAGGCTCGCAGCGGACGCGGTGAGGCCCTGCTGTGCCGGGCTGGGGCCGCCGGACGCCGTGTCGGGCGCGGTCCCGCCGTTGTCGGCCGCCGTCGCAGACTGGTCCTGGAGTTCCTGCTGCTGTTGCTGCTGCGCGGCCAGCTGCTGCTGTTGCTGGGCCTGCTGGGCCTTCTGCGCGGCGACCTGGGTCTCGTCGAGCGGGAGGCCGAGGAGGTCGGCCCATTTCTGCGTCTGGAGTAGAGCCGGGTTCAGCTTCACGATCTCCACGGCCAGGTTATACGCGCGCTCCTGGTCGTTCGGTGCGTCGTCGGAGGTGAAGTTGCCGGCCGCGCGGACCGTGTCGGCGCCGACGATTCCCAGGTTGAACAGGGAGACGGCGTCCTCGAAGCGGTTGGGGCGCACCGCGACGGTGGAGACGTCGAACCAGACGGTGAACTTGTCCGGGTCCTTGCCCATGGCCTTGCAGGCGGGTTTGAGCCAGCCAGCCGTGAACGAGTCGCAGATCCGGATCATGACTGGCTTGATGAACAGCTTCAGCGAGTCTTCGCTGATCTGGTTGGCCGACCAGTGATTGGTCTTGGCCTGCCCGAGCATCTCCTCCGGGCTGATGTCGAGGCCGGTCGCGAGCCGCCGGATTGCGTGGTCGAGTTTCTCTTTCAGCTCGTTCTGGAGCATGGTCTCGAACTTGACGTGCTGGATGTCGTGTCCTGTGCCGGCCGGTATCTCGGCCAGGATCGGCACGAGCCCGGCCGCTGTGCCCGCGCCGGTCAGCTGGGCCGCCGCGACCTCAAGGATCATCTCCATCAGCGCCTTGACGCCGCCGTTGGTGTTGTCCTTGTTCGGGAAGTCGATGCCCTGCGGGAGCAGGAGCAGGCCAGCGGAGATGAGCCGGGAGTCGATCTGGCTCATGGTGAGCATGGTCAGCCGCTCGATCTCGCGGAGCACCGGGAGCGTGGCCCGGGTCGGCGAGTCGGCGAGGTCGAAGAAGTCCGGGTGCGGCGTCCAGGACCGCATGAGGAGATCCTTCTTCGGGTCCAGCTCTTTCCAGCCGCCGCCGAACTGTTCGGGCCGCTGGACCTTGAAGCCGCCGGCACTGGTGCGGCGCACCTGCCGGGCCGAGACGACATACCAGACGTCGTCCTTCGATCCTGGCTGGCTTTCGGCGACCACGTAGGACTCGCCACCGATGAAGAACTGGATCGCCAGGACGCGCATCCACTCGGCGCGCGCCGCCGCACCGCCGAGGAACGTCGATATCAGCTGCTGGAGATCCTTGTCCTTCGTTGGCTGGCCTGGCTCGCCGTCGTCCCCGACGTCGGCGATGAACACCGTGGCCTGCGACAGCGCGGCGGCGTGCCGGTTCGCGGCGAAGCGCAGCTCAGGGTTGATGTCCAGCTGGCGCCAGGCCTCGAACTGCCAGTCGAGGTGGCCGATACGCTTGCGGGTCGGGGTCTGATTGTTTTCCAGCTTGATCTGGGCCGCCGCCGCGACGAGCGAGCGGAGCGCCGGTACCTCTTCGAGGACTTTCGGGTCCGCCCAGGTGATGACTTCCTGGACCGGCGGGGGAGCGGTCGACTTCCGCAGGCCCATGGATCACTCCCCGTGCTGTGCGAAGAAGCCAGTGATGTAGGAGAACGCCAGTGCCGCCGCCGGCACAAGTAGCCATGGATTGCCACCGAGCCAGTACCAGAGCGGCGCCGCGATCGCGCTCACGTAGATGCTCGCACACCACGGGCAGGTGATCAGATAGGCCAGCTTAGGTTCCGCGCCTCGATTGGCCCTCACGCTCTGCCAGAACGGCACCGGGATAGCATCGAGCGACGGTTCTTCGCCGTATCGGCGCTTCCAGGCCCACGAGACGACCTTCTCGCGCGGCACATCCAGCAGGACGTCCTCGTTGATCAGGCGAGTAACGCGCGCAACCGCCAGGGCGTACACGAACAGCAGGGCGGTCAAGGTCACATGCACAGAGTAGCGGCCCCCGCCCGGTAAGGACGAGGGCCGCGCTCTGGCAGGTACGTTTCGGTAGGACTGCCGTACCGGTCTGTGAAGACCGTGGGGCCGGATCCTCCCAGCGTCCCCGGGTGGGGTTCCGGGCGAGGCTGGGTCGATTGGTCGCTGGCCGCGTGGCGGGAGGTGGACTCGAACCACCGACCTGTGGGTTATGGGCCCACCGCGCTACCGTCTGCGCCATCCCGACGTGTAGCCCCTCGAATCTGCTTAACGTCCAGAGGGGCTGCGGACGCGGGCTACCCGGTTCCTCGTCTCCCGGAGACTTGACCGGACCCGATTCAGCTATCCGCTGGCAAGCCTACGGCGCGCGGCGCCACGTCGGCAACGGCAACACCGACCCGAACGCGACGTGTAGCGCGATGAAGCAGAAGCCCAGGATGGTCAGGTCGATCGAGCCAAGCGCTACGTGGAACAGCGCGAGCACGAAACACAGCAGCGCAAGGATGGCAAACATGCCCTGGTAATACCCGGTTAGCGCATGATGCAACCCACGTGCGGATCCTCACCGAAGTTGTCGCGCTGCCACGGCCCGAGCACTTCCGTACCGTCCGGCATGAGCCACACGGTGCTCCGCTCGACGTAGACGCGTTCCGGGTCGGCGCCTTCGGCCACGCGCAGTGCCTCACGGTAGTCGCACTTGATCGAGCCCACACCCACGACGACTAGACGGGAGCGCCTGACCTTGATCTCTCCGTTCGGGTTCATGACTGAACCGCCGGATCGGGCAATACGGTACCGGCCTGCGGGCCGTGATGCAGGCAAAACGGGTCGGTCGTCACACGTCGGAGGTACGCCTCGCCAGATCGGGGGTCCTGCCGACCTTCCCAAACGCAAAGGCAGTCCGCAGGGAACTCCTTGGCCACCAGGATTCCGCGTCCACCTGCTACATCTCCCATGTCGACCAGCCTACCGGCCTCGGCCGGGCAGGACGCCGGCCAGCGGGCCCATGTTGGACTGGCCTGGGATCGCGGTGAGCGGTGGTCGGGCGGACTGCACCTCGGCGCGCTCGCGGTCGAAGAGGGCCAGCAGGGCGTACACGGCGGCGTCGACCCGGTCCGGTGAGTCGGGGGTCTCGTCGGGCACCCAGGAGATCATCTGCGTTTCTAGGTCGCCGAGGCCCTGCCCCTTGACGTGATGGATCCGGTTGCCCTGTTCGTAGCGGGCGGCGACGGGCTGGGCGCGCAGCTGCTTGCCGACCTTCGCGGTGACGTCCTTGATGGGGGCCATGCCGCCCGGGGGAAAAATGCCCTCCTTCTGCATGGCCTTGTATTCCTGCTTGAGGACGTCGGTCAGCCACTTCTTGCCCATGTTGGTCTCGACGACGATGAAGTCCGCCGAGTAGCTGTCGTACATCTCCCAGGCGAGGCGGGCCGCGCTGGCGCCGGCCACCTGCTTCGACCAGTCGCCCAGGATGTAGTCGTGGCCGTTCTCGCCGCGCGCGGCGCAGATCAGGCCGGTTTCGTCGCGTGCTCCTGAGCCGGCCGGGTCCATGCCGATGACGCGGAGCCCCAGGCCGGGAAGGTCGGTGGCCGATACGCGCCACTTCTCGATCCAATCGAGCTTCCAGAGGGATCCTTCGATCTCCCGGATGAGTTCACCCAGTAGCTCTTGCCGTCCCAGTCGGGTGCCGTGATAACGACGGTGCAGTTACGCCAGGGTGGGCGCTGCAAGGTTGACAGCGTTATCGTACGTGCTACCCGTGGTGACATGGACGCTACCGTCTGTTCGCTCCTGCCATTCGACAAGCTGGACAACCAGCTTCGGGGTGGTCGCCACGATGACGCGGGGAAACTTGCCGTCTGGCAGGTCAGCGCGCAGAGACGGCATGAGACCTTCGGTCCAAGACCCGTCAGGCTTAGGCCACTTGGCGAACTCATCCAACCAGGCACCCGCCAGGTTGTAGCCTCGTCCGACGTCCTCATCCTGCGCCCCCTCGATGTAGATGACCTGGCATTCCATGCCGCGCTCGTCGTAGATCTGGATGAACGCCTTGCCCGAGTTGGTGCCGATCCGCCACCGACCGTTGTCCTTCGGGCGCTCCTTCTCCGGACCGAGGCGTCGCTCCAGGACCCGGGCGATGCCGGCCGGGCCGCGCACGCACAGCCGCATCGCGTCGGCGAGGGTTTCAGCGACGATCAGCCACTCGGTGCGGAACCCGTTGACGTCGAACGGGGTGGAGAGGACTTGCTCGGCGAGCCACTCAGCGGCGGTGCGGGTCTTGCCGAACCCTCGGCCGGACAGCAGGAGCCAGACGAACCAGTGGCCTTCTGGGGTCTGCTGTTCGGGGCGGCCGACGTACCACCATTCGCCCTTGAGGATCTCGTCGAGGAGCCACTCCTCCTGCTGGGCCAGCCAGGCAGCCTGTTGTTCCTGCGGCAGATTGGCCAGTCTGGTCTTGAACGAGAGCCCCACGCTCGAAGGCTACCGGGTGGCGCGGAAGACGGCGGCGAGCCCGAGCACAGCGGCGACGCCCGCGATGCCGGCGAGCGCCATGGCGTTGAGTCCGATCGTGGTGCCGGCAACGACCACGACGACGGCGGCCACGGCCAGCGCGATGAGCCCGAACCACTCCAGGGCCTTGGGCATGATCAGATCCTCCGGGTCGGCGCCGGGCTCGGGTGGTACACGGCGCTGTGGACGTGCTGGTGGAAGACGGCCGGGCTGCGTTGGAGGCCGGCGAGGATCAGCGCGAGCCCGAGGGCTACCGCGCAGCCCAGGACGGCCACGATGATCTTTTTCGTCATGGTGACGAGTATGGCCTACCCATACAGTGCTTCGCAAGTCCGTCACTCTCCGCATATACCAAAGCGCCCCACTTGGGGGCGCTTTGACCGTTCTGTGATTCTTACCCGCCGGTGAGAGTTGGTAAGAATGATCTTGGTTCGATTACTCAGTGCTACGTTCCGGCGCGATACTTGCTTACGCAACTACTTCTGTCAGCGGCCCTGGTACGCCTCGAAGAGGACGAGCCAAATCGTGAAGACGTTGATCATCATGAGCGCCATGCGGATCACTTGATCACCGCCTCGAAGAAGTGCAGGAACCCCGGCTCCAGGCGGAACAGGACGACCATCAGGACCGCGATGACGATCGCGGGCGCAAAGAGCCGGATCACTTGATCACCACCACGTACACGACGAGCGCGGCTAGGCCGACGACGAACAGCGCCAGGAGGAGCGCGCCGAGGCCCGCGCCGTCGCCGTGCGGGGCGTGCCGGCCGCGCTTCACCGGGCACCCGCCGGGCAGCGCGACGCCTTGCCGTCGTGGACGCCACCGAAGTAGGCGCCGACCGTCATGACGCCCATGACGACGAACATAAGCCAGAAGACGACGAGGACGGCGTTGTGGTGGACGCCGCCGGTGCCCTTGGCCTTCACCGGGTCACGCTCGGGTGGACGTTCTGCGGGATGCAGCACCGACCGCCGCACTGCTCCCGTTCGGCGAGAGCCAGCGAGGTGACCACGACAAGCGCCATGAGCAGGCCGATCACTAACACGATCTTGTTCGATGACACGTTCTTGACCTCCCAGTCAGATGGCTATGCCACAGCAGAGCAGCACGGCCAGGATGATGATGACCCAGCCGGTGACCGCGAGGCGCAGGTCCCGGCTCCGTTGGTACCGCCCGCGTTTCACCGGGGCGGCTTGCGCCAGTTGTGTGCCCACAGCAGGTAGCCGAAGAAGGCGCTCAGAGCGATGACCAGCAACAGGGGCCACACGTCAACGCACCCCCGCCAGGTAGGCGATGGTCGCCAGCACGATGGCCACGGCCGAGGTCGCCAGGATCAGCGAACCGCAGCCCCAACCGCCCGCCCTGGAGTCTCGCGAGCTGTACAACGATGATGGCGACTTCCCCACGCTTCACCCCTTGTATGGTAGTTGCATACAGGGTAGCATGGCTGACGCATCGACTGCAACCTACCTGGGAGGAACCTGTGGATCCGACAGAATCGCTGAAGGAGATCCGAGAAGCCATCGAATGTGGCGACCTCGGCACAGCGTGCGACAAGTTCATCGGCCTGGACCGGTGGCTGTCCAATCGGGGGTTCGCGCCCGAGCCATGGCGCCAGACCGCGCTCAGCATGGAGCGCCGCGCCTACCGCTTGCGGTGTGCCCTGCGGGAGGCCGGCGTGCCGGAGAACCTGGTTCGCGCGGTCGAG